TTGCCAACACCAACAAGAAATCTATTAAATGAGTTTAAAGAAGCAGTTAAAGAGATAGAAAAACAAGTAGTTAAAGCAGACAATCAACCAAATTTAGCAAATCAAGCAAATAGCGGTAATATAGATAGCCTAACCAAACAAATATCTTATCTACAAAATGCTATAAAAAATAGCACAAAGGACGCCCCAACACCATCACCAATTAAACAAGAAGTAGATAGCCTAAGCCAAGCTACACCAAATTTAGCTCAAAATAGCATAAAGGGCGATGGATTTGTAACTTATCCTAATAGTGCTAGGCAAGAAACAGCAATAAATCAAAATTTCAATATTCAAGAGTGGGTTAAGAATATGAGTGGCGTTATAAGTGATGAGTGGAGAGCTAATTTAACCAAACTAGCCAAAAAACACCCAGAAATGTTTAGAAGTGAAGCGGATGTATTTAGAGTTATAAAAGAGATAAAGGACAATCCAACACATTTTTTTAAGAATTATGATGATGATATATCTTTAATAGGTAAAAAACTAAATAATAACAAGGATGGAAATATAGGTATAGTTAAAAATAGTGGAGAAATCATACACGCAAATAAAAATAGAAGTGGTGATTTGGATAGACTACAAAGAAAGCAATTAAAAAATTATGAAAAAGATGGTGCGATTGCTGGGACGCCAGCTCCAGCGACCACTCGCCCAAATAATGGGGTGGAGGGCGAAATTATTAAAAATCGCACCAATACCAAAACTATACCAAACCAAAGCATAAAACAAGCTGAAACAACAGCTAAAACCGCAGAGCCACAAACTACAAAAGCTAAAGAGCCAATAGCAACACAAACAACCAAAACTAAAGCAACAACTAAAGCAGAGCCAACCCAAGAAACATTTGACATTCTAAAAATTGATAAAAATATATCAGATGAGCAAGTAGAAACGCTATTAAAAGAGATAGAAGATAAGAATTTAAAAGTCAATTTACCTTTAAGAGATGAAGAGCCACTAGGTAAAGCATTTCAAAAAGATGAATTAGGCTACAACCAAAAAAGGCTTTTGAACCTAGCTTTAAATGAGCAATTCTTAAAAAGACATAAAGGATTTATAGAAAGGGCAGAAAAAACGCAAAGTAAAGCCGAATTTCAAAAGTTTTTAAAAGAGAATAAAGCCGAAGTTGTAGAGTATATAAAAGATATGGTTACAAATACTTTAAGATATATAGACTCTTATGGCGAAGGTTATCACTTCACAAATAAGTCATCGCTAAGAAGAGCTAATGAGATGATATTAAACTTACAAAATGGCAAAAATTTCTACTTTTATAATCACGCACCAAATAAGATAACAAACCCAGCCCCAAAATCTGATTATGCGGATAAGTTAGTAGATGGCAACGAAGCTATACAAGGGACTTATAAAATCAGTGATGAGATAAAACAAGATTTGATTAAATCATTAAAAGAGTTTGTAGGCTCTAGGCAAAATTTAGCCGAAAATATCGCCAATATACAATCAAGATGGTGGTATAAAATTAAGGAACAAGAGAGATTAGCCCCTAGTATCCTTGAAGGTGGTAAAAAAGCAAACAATGGCTATGATGAAAATTTAAAAAAAGCCTTAGAACACGAGGTTTATCTATTTAATCAATTTGAGAGAAGAATTGTTAAAAATCCACAAAAAACAAGCTCAGATTTAGAACTTGCCAGAAATTATTATCGATTTTCAAAGGGCGATACATATACTAAACAAGCCTTAGATGAGATAAACCAAACAAGGCAGATATTAGAACAAGAGCTAAATATACAGCCTATTAAAGAATTTGGCACTAATTACGCTGAATTTTATCACGATGGCAAAGGGGCAATTGATAAGCTTTTAACCGAAAGAGAAGGGCAAGTGGCTGGGGCGTTTGAGAGAGAGGAGCTAGGCGATATAGATTTAGTGTGGGGCGAAGTAACAGACCCTATAAAACATAAGGGCTATGGCTTAGCTCATATCTTAGATAAAAGAATGGCTGAGTTTATGGAGCAAGGATTAAGCAAAGAAGAAGCCGAAGCAAAGGCAATCGAGCTTATAAATAAGTTGCCTGATATAATAAAAAATGGGGAGATAATCAAATTAGGGGAAAATCGAGTAAAAATAGAAACGCCAAAAGATAGAGCTATAATAGTCTTAAATTATAAAGGGGAAAATAATAAATGGGTTTTAACGGCATACAAAAAAGATGAAGCCCTTAGCCAAGCAGATTTGCACCAGACTAAGCGTAATGATCCAGCTTCAAGCTTCATCGCTGAACCGACTTCTAAGCCGAATTCTACCACAACTGCTAATAAAAGTCAAGAAAATATCTTAAAAGGAGTTGATGGTAAGGAGTATCCAAATACCGTAGCAGGTAGGTGGGAAAAAAGAGTAGATGAAGCCTTTGACTGGGCGTATAAAAATATATATGCTAAGGGGGTTAAGAGTGGGATTAAGGGGGCTGGAGTTGTAGGTAGGGTGTTTGGTTCGCAAGAGAGTGGAGAAAAAATCCAAAGGGGTTTAGAAAAAGCCTTTGCCCTACAAGATGAGATAGGTGCTTTAAGTAGGCTAAAATCAGCATATCATCGCAATAACCAAGTAGCAAGAATGGAAGCTATGAAGGTGTATGAGAGCTTAGTAAAGTTAGAGATAGATGAGAGAGTAGCGCTATTTAGAATGCTTGATGGGCAAGAAGTAGAGCCAAATTTGGCTGGGAAACTACGCCCAACATATCAAAAACTAAGAGATAAAATCGATGAGAGAGCAGAGCAATTAATATCTTTAGGAATGTTAAAAGGGGAGAATGCTAAAGAGAATTATATAAAATATAGCTACTCGCAATATTATGGTAAAAAAGATGGGGCTGTAGGTGGATTTGGTATAGGTAAATTAAGGGGTAGAGATGAGAATTTAAGCTATGAAGATAGAGTTCAATTAGGTTTGATAGAAGACGCAGCAATAGCAGTAACTCAAACTCTAAATTCTCAAAACTCTCAGATACAAAAGGCTATTTTATTTAAAAATTTGGCTAATGAATATGCCGTGTATCAGCCAAAAGATGGGTATGTAAAGGTAAGTGATGAGAGTGTGGGCGGTGGGGTTAAAAAATATGGGGCATTAGCTGGGAAGTATGTGCCAAGCGCTGTGTATGATGACTTACAAAATGCTGGGCTTGTGAGCAGTATCTTTGATGTCATTAGACCATATACAAATGTGATAGATCATATCAAGGTAAATTTAACTGTGAAAAATCCAGCAACTCATGGGTATAATGTGCTAAGCAACTCGGTTTTGGCTTTTTTACATGGGGATTTGGGGGCGAATTTAAAGTTAATGAAGCTTTTAGCCAGTGATAAAAATAGCTTTAATGAGCTACTAGCTAAAGCTGAAGCGATGGGGCTTGATACGGCTAGCGATGATATAGAGATGAGAAATTTGCTAATGGCAAATGATGAAGTGGCAAAAGAGGCGCTAAAAAGCCAAAATCCACTAGGATACTATATAGCTGCATCGTGGCAAAATATCTATCTAACTAAAAATAGCGCCACTGGCAGGGTAGCTAGAAAGGCTTATGCGTGGGAGGATAAGTGGTTTAAACTAGCTAGATTTAAGAAGAATTTAGATATTGGTATGAGTGATGAAGCGGCCTTTAGTGATGCTAATAGTGCTTATGTGGATTATAGCTCTCACTTTAATCCTGCGTTAAAGGTGCTTGATAAGACTGGGGTTTTGCCGTTTTTTCATTTTGCGGTTAAATCTAGTATAGTGGTAACTAAAGCGGCTATTAAAAATCCAGCTAAATTTGCTATGTTACAAACTGCTTTGATAGGCAGTGGGGCTTCTAGTTTGCCATATTGGTTTGATAGTGATCAAAAAGATGCTGATAACTCAAGATTGCCTGATTGGGCGAGTTCAAACTATTTGCCTAATCTTTTTGGGGTTAAAAATCAAGTTCAAATAGGCGAGTCTGGACTATACTTCAACGCTGCTAGGGCGATGGCGGGATTTAGGCTTAGTAGTATTGATGATATCACTGGTGGTGGTGGATTAATTGGTGGGCTTTTGGATATTTTGCGTGGGAGAGATAGCTGGGGGAATGATATGGTGGGTAAGCACGATCCAGCTATAAAACAGCTCACGGCTAGATTAGATGCGTTTTCTAAGCAGTTTTTGCCATCGATAACCTTGGGTAGATATGGTAGGCAAGGCTTAGCCATAGCTACAGGCAATAATCCTAAAAATGCATATGATGAGCCGATGGGGCTAGGGGAGCTAGCGGGGAGATTTATGGGTCTTAGAATGATAAATGAGAAAAAGGAGCTAAGAAGTGCGGCAATAAACGCTAAAAATAGATATAAAAAAGCAAAAGAAAAAGGGGACGATGGGGCTATGGTGGTGGCGTTGAATGACTTTATGGCGTGTAAGGCGGCGGCATCTGATATGGGTGTGAGCTTAGAGGCTCTTATGAAGATGAAAAAGAGGGATATAAAATAGCTCATTCCAACCCAAATTCCCCCACGAATTGTGAATTTATGAGTGGTAAAATGGGGGTTGGACTATAATGACTTTGAATTGGCTGGGCAAAAACTGCTCGAGCATAAAATTAACCTAGCAAGGAGATTAATGATGACAACTAAAGAGATAAGTGAGAAGACTGGGATACCTTGGACTACGCTGATAAGCTGGGCTAAGAGCGACGAAGCTGGGTGGAGATATCAGCTAGTTATGGCGATGAGTGTGGCTACGCCTGATTTTTTTAGCAAATTTAATCCTAGTGATAAGCCAAATAGCGAGAGTATAGGGGTAAATGGGTTTGGGGTGATGGGTGGTGATTTGGGATAGTGGAGTAGGTGTAAATCGGGTTTGGGGTGATGGGGGGGGGTGGTATTTTTTTGGTTTGTGGGGATTTTGAGTGGGTGGGGGTAATGTATGTGAGTGGGGCTAATTGTATGTGAGTGGGATAAAAGCTAAAGCCTAAGACGGCTTTACTCTTTTCATTTATTAAAATAGTGTCGGGGGGAGGGAAGGTGTGGTGGTGTGGGGAAAATTTGATTTGCTTTAGTGGGGTATTTTTTTGGTGTAGGAATGGGGATTTTGAGTGTGAGTGGGGGGGTATTTGGTGGTAAGGTGTGTGGTGTGAGTAGGTTAAGGTTTGTTGGATTATTTCTTTGGACTGGATGGATTTTTGTTGGATTATTTTGTGGCGGAATTTAGGCTGGATTGATGAAATCTTAAAGTTATGAAAAGCATAATTTTCAATACTAAAATAAGTTTAAATAGTGATTTATCCATAAAATAGGCGTTTAGCAATCCTTTTTTATAATTGTAATAATGGGTTAATATTAATTTGTTATAAAAAAATCACATAAATATAAAATAAAACTTAATTTTAATTCTAAATAATTCTTATATATAGCTTAATCGTATCTTGTTCGTATTTTGTAACCCCTTGATTTTGCTTAAGCTTTGCTAGGCGATGGGGCGATAAAATAGCGGATACTAGGCAAAATAAGCGCATAAATAACCTTATCATACAGGGGGCGTGTCCCCCATTGAGATTGCGCGCGTGTAATATTACGCTATTTTGTAAATTTGCGAATTTTTAAAGGTCTGCTTTGCTTGATTAGGGGTGTCTAAGCTAAATTTGAGTTAGCACAGCAATTTAAACGGCGTGGTGTCCGTGGGAAGTGGGTGAAGTGGAAAGAGTGGCAAGAGTGGTAAGAGTGGCGTGGTGGTTGAGCGGTGGGGTTAAATTTGTGTGGTTGGCTCTGGTGGTTGAGCGGTGGGGTTCTGATGATTATTCGTGGTGGTGGTTTAAGGAGTTAGAATTTGGAGTGAGATATAAGTGGTTAAGGTGGGGTTGGTTGAGTGATGGGGTTGTGGGTGATAGCTGTGTGGTTGCGTGTGATGGTGTTAAAATTTAAAATTTGTGTGGTTGGCTCTGGTGGTTGAGCGGTGGGGTTCTGATGATTATTCGTGGTGGTGGGTTAAGGTGTTAGAATTTGGAGTGGGATATAAGCGGTTAAGGTGGTGGGGCTATGTATGGTGATAGCTGTGCGGTTGTGTGGTGGGGTTAAAATTTGTGTGGTTGGCTGTGGTTGGTGTGATGGTGGGTTGTGCGGTTAAGGTGATGGGGTTGTGCGTGGTGGTGGCTGTGTGGTTGTATCGGCGTGGTGGTTGTGCGGTTGGGTTTTGATGATTATTCGTGGTGGTGGGTTAAGGTGTTAGAATTTGGAGTGGGATTAAGCGGTTAAGGTGGGGGCGATGCGTGGGCTGGTTGTATCGGTTGTGCGGTTGGCTGTATTGGTTGAGTGGTTGCGGGGCTTTAGGTAGGTCAAGGGAGAATGGGTCGCATTTCAAATTTTCGCCACAAAACAACCATTTAAGGTTGTTTTGCTACTTTTAAAAAGCAAAATAGATCATAAGCTAAGCTAAGTAGCATATAATCACCATTTGGGCTTTTATAATTTTATAGAAATTCTAAAAACTCTTTAAAATTTTCTTGGTTTGGTGTCATCTTTTCTCCTTTATGCTATTTTGAAAATTTGCTTTAAAATCTCTGTGCTATCTTGACTTCGCAGGTCAGCAGAGCCGACCTTTGCGACAGGGAGTTACACTCCCTTGACCCACCTAAAGCCCCGCAAGCGGGGTACCCCTATTATCCGCCCCAAACTTTTTTTAGTAAAATTAGTTAAATCTGTGCGAAGCACAAAATTTTCGCAATAGCAAAATAACCTTAAATGGTTATTTTGCGGCGAAAATTTGGAATAACTAACCTTAAAAGGCTTTTACAGGGGGTTAGGGGTTGTTAAGGGGGAAGCCAAGGTGTTGCTATCCTTCGTAACGTCGCAAAACGATGATTTACATCGTTTTGCTATCACGCTACTCATCTGCCAAAAAAGCGCTCCCCTTCCCACTTAAATTAAAAAACTATCTTTAATTTCGCAGTGGAGCGAAGCCCATAACCAAAAGTGAAAAGCCATCACGGGTTAGATTGTAGCAAGGCAGTTTTCGACCAGTGCTATCAGTATATTCACTAAGCGGAAAATTCCGTTCAGTGAAATCATCAGTTGGAAATTCACGAATTTGTGCTAAAATATCACTATGTCGTTTATTAAAAACATTTGCGACGCTTAAAGAAGTGGTAAATACTCCACTATCCGCCACTTCAAACTCTACACTTTGACCATTTATAACGATAACTTCGTTCATTTTTTATCCTTTAAATTTTTAATTTCTTTTTCAAGGCGACTTAAACGCCACTCATTTACGCCAACCCACGCACCTAAAACTAAAATCAAGATAAAATCTAGGCTCATTTTTACTCCTTATATGATATAATCACAACATGGAAAAGATGAAGCCCCCTTTTGGGGGTTTGTCTAGCTTGTTAAGAGCTTGACTATCGCCATTATATAAAAGGCGATTTGTAAGATTGTCGCGATCAACCTTAGCTTTTTCATCTTTTCCTCCTTTCGTTTAGATTTAAAAGATACATTTTTTTATATCTTTTATGCTGTAATTATACATTATTTTTTAACTAATGTCAAGCCTTTTATACATTTTTATTGTATTTTTTTTAAAAATAAGTATATTTTTATGAACTTTTATATATAATAATGAAAAAATAAAGGATAAAGATGGATATACAAACATTTGAAACAAAATTAAACGAGTTAAATTTAACAAAAAAAGAGTTCGCAAATATGGTCGGAGCTGTTTATAATGGTGTCGTGAACTGGAATACAAAAGGCGAAACGCCAAAGTGGGTTGATAGTTGGTTAGAAAACTACGAAAAAGGCAAAACCCTAGATGAGCTTTTAAGCATTATTAAAAAGTATGAAAAGCCTATTTAAAAATCCGTGGCGAAGCCACCCATTGAAAGGCTTTTTCAAGGGGTTAGGGGTTGTTAAGGGGGAAGGGGTAGCGACTGCCAAAAAAGCGTCCCCCTTCCCACTTAAAAAAAAAGAAAAATTTTTAAAGTGTTTAAATGGGGGCGTGATCAGCCAAATTTAAACCCACGAAGTATCTGAAGTATCATAATCCCATATATTATCAGCTTCACTCTCATCATCTTTAGCAAAGTATCTGCCACGGGTAAATTCTTTGATATAAGCTACTGCGTCTATGATATCATCATATTTGCTATCAGTTTGCGGGTCAAAGCTTAGGAGTTGGGCTTCAAGCTCGCCAGCGTTTTGCAAACTTGCGTTTATAATCACTCTACCACTAGCAAAATCTGGATGTAGCTGTGATATACGCACATTTTTGGCGTTGCTATGGTGTTTTAGCTTTTCTACTGGGATAGTTATGCCTGAGCGTTTTTGGACTTGATCAATGGTGTAGAAAAAGTCATTTTGCGCTCCTGCTCTTTCAATCCCAAATCTAACAGGGCGAAATTTCAAATAAACCTCTAAAGCTTTTAATCCCTTTTCAAATGGCGTCCAATGCCCACACTCAATATCGATAATATAGATATTATACTCATTTACCGCAAATGTAACAATAGCGGTTTTATCGTGTCCATCATAGGTGGCTAGATCCATGGTGGTATAGATAGTGCATCTATTTAGCTCTAGCTCTGAGTTGTTTTCTAGTGTTAGGCTCTTGGCTGGGTAGGCTGTAATATCTATAGTCTTAATGCTATCGCTATCGCTGTAAGATATTGGAGTGGCGCTAAGATCATAATTAACACGCTTAAAATATCGCAAATACTCACGCTTAAATAGCTGTTTTTCTGGGCTGATGGCTCTACACATATACTCTTGATAAAACTCATTTTCTAAGCCTAGCTGGGCTAATTCAGCCTTTTTAGCCTCTATAAGTTCTATAGGGAAACGAGATGGCCAAGTTGATCTATTATTTTCTATAATTGGTATTCGCTTAGTTTGCCACCCCCTAGAGTTCTCTTCTTTATCCATGAGAATTGTGTTTAATAGGCTATCTTCGTGGATTATTGTGCCTATTATTACAAGTTTGCCTTTTGTAGGGTGTAAGGTAGGGGCTAAATCAGCAAAGAACCACTCCTTTATCTTTTGTCTATTTTTGATATTTGCTATTGCGTATTGGCCTAATTTGCTCTCTAGGTCATCAGCTATTATAAGGCTAGGTCTTCTGTGATGATAGATATATCCCCTTGGGTCTTGTCCTGCGCCCATAGCACAGATGAAACAAGCTCTCTCTAAGCTATTGCCATCTTTGTCTTTTAGTCCTGCGTTTATGATTATCTCACATCTATCACTTGCCCAAATCTCGCCCTTGTTTATAGCGTAGCCTTTGCGATTAGCGCTAATAATCATATCTTTTATATCTCTTAAGAAGTTACAAGCCTTCTCTTTATCAGCTGATACTAGCATAGTAAAAGGCTCATAGTGAAAAAATAGCTGACATACTACAAAAATTTTATTAAGTAGAGTGGATTTACCAGCACCACGAAAAATGGCACACGCCTTTTTATTACCATTGCTAAGAATAAAATCTAATATCTCTAGATGAAATTTAGGCGTAGGATTTTCAAAGATTTCAGGGCTAATATCCTTAGCAAATTTAAGATAGTTAAGTATCTCTTGATTCATATTTTAAGCCTTTTTATTTTAATATAGCTTAAAATTTTCTATAAAAGTGGTAAGCGTTTTGAAATTAATGCTGTTGCTTTGCTGATTTTCTTATAAAATAAAGCGCAATAGTAACGGCTACTGCTATGCCTAGTGCGATGTATGCTGATGCGTCCATATTAATCCATTTCATCTATGTCTTTAGCTGTTAGCGCTGTTATTAGCAAGATATATGCTGCAAACCTTTTTAACTATGTTTTAATCACTCATTTTAATCTCTCCGTTACTTCTTTTATAAAATTTTTAGCATCAAGATAGTAGTTAGGGTAAGCTTTTTTAAGCTTTTTGATACTATCAATGCTAACTAAAACACTTTGTATGCTGTCGTTTGTCTCCATGCTTTGATACATTGCTTGAGCTAAGAGTTGTTCGCCTTTGCTAAAGGCTGTTAGCTTTAATATGCCGTCTTTGGCATCTAACACCATAAGATAAAGACTCTCTTCATTACCAGCTTTTTCTAACTTATCGGCTACAACATTTAAGCCTTTTAATAAAAAAAGTATATTGTGCTTTTTGTCTAGTTCCCTTATCTCGTATTTGTGTTCTTTTGCCCCAGCAAATAGCTCAGCACATAGCCAAAAAAAGCGTTTAAAATGTTCATCGCCGTAGCCTGCTTTAATGTTTGTGCTACTTCGCAGGGCTAAAATTTCAACTGCTGTAGCCCAGTAGTGTTGAAGTAAGTCCCTAAGTTGCAATTCGATATGATAGCCATTTACTTCATCTATTTTGCCGTTGTATTTAAAAACTATGTGATAGCTTCTGTATCCATCCGCCTTAGGACGAGTTATGTAGTCGTTTTCTTTTGCTATTTCAAGCACACTTCTTTTGCCAAGATAAACCTCTTTTATACTTTTTACAAACTGCTTAACTTCGTTATTGTTCTTAAAAACGGCTCTAACACCGCCTATATCTTGCATTCTGTCTAAACACATACCTTCAAAGCGTTGAAGTTTAGCTTGTATCGAGCTTAACCTCTTAAGCCTTCTAGCTATAAAAAGCGGTTTTGGGAGTTTTTTAGATATTGTTTTTACTAGCATTTTCATAAGCTGAATATGATTGCTTCTAAAAGTTGAGATAACATCCAAATCCTCTTTTGTAGCGCTATTGTTTTTTAAGCTTAGCCCAGCTTTTCTAACAGCAGTGTTTGACACTCTCATATTTTTACCTTAGTTAAATTTATCGCCCAATAAGCTTTTAAATAGAGCGTAAGTTTTTAGTGTTGTGATTTTCGTTTTTTGCTTTGTTTATATGCTTTGTAGCTAACAAACGCAAATAGTATGATAGTGATAGCTAAAATAAGATTTTGACCTGCCATTTTCACTCCTTTTTTTCTAATTTTATACAAATCCACATAATCCCAACGCTTAATATTGTGATTAAAAAAGATTGTATCGTAAAAACGCCATTTAGTAGGGCGAAACTTCCATTGACAAATAAGCCTAAGCCTATGTTTTTGATCAACTCATTCATTTTTGTATTTTAGCACAACACTTTAAACTTGACAAATTTAGCATAAAATTAGCTTACTTTAGTCTATCTAATATTGTGAAAGCCTTAATAAAATCCTATTTAAAAGCTTTTATCTTTAGTAGCTTTTAAAAAGCAAAATAGATCATAAGCTAAGCTAAGTAGCATATAATCACCATTTGGGCTTTTATAATTTTCTAGAAATTCTAAAAACTCTTTAAAATCTTCTTGGTTTAGCATCATTTTTTATCCTTTGCGGATTAAATCCATTTTAATACCAGAATTATACAAAAATTATACGATAATGTCAAGATATTTAAAGTAAATTATTAGTTATTTATATAAAATAGGGTGTAAAATATACGCCCTATTTTGAGAGTTCTTTTATAATATTTGATAGAGTATCAAGTGCTTTGAGCCTATTTTTTAATTCCAAATTCTCAAGGTAAAGCTTTAGAGCTTTATTCATAGCTGTTGAGATATTGCTTGTCCTTGAGGCTTTACTAATTGCTTCTTCTCCATACCCTATCGCCTCACCTAATTGTTTGTAGGTTAAATTTAGCTCTTTGCAAGCTTGTTTAATAATATTTTGTTCATATTTTGGGTCAAAATGCCACTCTATTGCATATAATACTTTATCATTATCTTTAAACTCTATATGGTTACCACCTTCGTGACAGAAGGGAACATATCCTAATATATCTTTTATTTGTTGTTTTATTTCTTCTATGAGCTGTTTTTCGTTGCCTCTTTTTATTTGTGTTTTGAGTTTAATACTATCTTTATACTCTCCTGAAATAATAATTTTATGTTTATCCACTGGATCATGGCCTATAAATTTAGCATTTAGGCTATCTATCATTATATCAGGATTATTAATATTTTGATTTAGCCAGTCATATACACTACTCTCATCATCTTCATTAAGTAAATTTTCAATGCAAAATTTTTTATATTTCTTGTAAAGTGGGGTTATAGCTCGTAAATTATCTGGATGAAGCCATTTGCAATACTCTTCTTGATACTGCTTACAAATTGCAACAAATTCCTCATTTGTCATTATTTATCCTTATTTTTTTATTAATATTTGATATATTCTATCAAAAAATCATTAAATTAATTAAATTTATCTTTTTGTAGTTCAAGATTTATTTTGTTTCCTTAGCGTTAATTCTATAATTATTATCGTTTGACCTATTATCCATAGTAGGTATAGTGTTACAACTCTTAGAATTTCTAGCCAAGGTAGCAAGATGGCAACTGCCATCACTATTAAAATTAGATTTTGTACTACTATATTTTGTGCCTTTTATATGCGTTTAGGGTTTTTGGTTTAGCTTTGGTGGCAAGGCTATCTATATCCGCAGTTTTATAGACAACTGATTTGCCTATGTGATAGGCCTTGAGATAATTAGTCTTATCCCAGTGCCACAGGGTTGAGCGGCTGACATTTAGGAGTTTTATCGCTTCTTTGATTGTTATATACTTACTCATTTAATTCCTTTTAGAGATCTAAATTTGTGCAATTCTATGAGCTTATCACAATACCATCTGGCCTTTTGTAGGTCTTCTAGCTCATCACCCTTTTTACCAGAGCGGCTAAGGTATTTGATAACATTGCCTTTACAAAAGCCTTTAAACTCTTCAATGCTTAGCCATGCGCCTAAGACCTTTATGGTCTCATATGGATTATCTCCGCCGTAGTGTGGTGGGTGATTTATCTTATTCATTGTTTTCTCCTCTGTCTTGGTGGGTTTCGTAACTCTTCTGCCCAAAATAGCTCTTTTAGCTCTTCTAGGCTAGGGAGTTTATCCCTTTTGGCTCTAACGCTAGAGAGCTTAACGCTCAAGCTTTGTGGTAGATCACTCCCATCTACTGGTTTAAAAAGCTCTAATGGATTATCAAATGTATAATCTTCATCAAATAGAGGTAGGGTGGCTTCATTTTGGCAAATTCTCTCCCACATAATTCTCATCCTTTGTGTGTGTTTGCAAACTACTTTGGCTTTTTGTTTCCATATGGGTTCAAATTTATCTAGATTAAACCTATATAGAATTAAAGCGAGTTTTGTATTTGTGATAACTTTAGCATTCATAGTGATAACTCTTTTAGCGCTAGTTTATACCTTTTGATTAGGATTTTATGTGCTTTTATCCTTTTATCTCTTTTTTTGTTGTTTGGGAAATTTGTTTTTATATATTCTATAGCCTTTTTATTTAAGGCTATAGCGTGGATCAGTCTTAACTCTGCGTCTATAAACATAATTTATCCTTAAAATGGGATAGAGTCATCTGCTACGCCGCTATGAAGATCTTTTGGCGTAACTTTTGGCTGTGTTGGTTCTAAATCTGGCACGGCTGTTTGGGTGGCTTGCTCTTTTTGTTTTTTAGCTGGTTCCCAAATTATATTCCATAAAATCGCTGGATTATCATCAGCATATGGCTTAAAGCAGATAATCTCTATTCTACCACCACTAAAGATTGGGCTATCTATATAGCCACTCATATACTCATTGCCACTTTGGCTAGTGCGTAGCCAGAGTGAGCCGATAATTATATTATTAGCTAAATTTGATTTAAGGCGTGGTAGCTTAATATAATATGTTGGCGAGTTTGGGTTATCGCTATTTGACTCTGTTATAGTAAATTCCAACATATTTGCTATGCCTAAAACTTGCATTGATCCGCTTAGATAGGTGATGGTTTCACTATCTTTTAAAAATGATTTTTGTGTTATGTAGCCTATTTTCATCTTTTTCTCCTTTTATCTGCTTACTCTTGTGATTAGTTTGCCACCACGGCGAGTGTAGATGGCGTCCATCATTACTATGTAAAATTTGGTTGAGTATTTTATGCCATCAGCACCTAAGATATATGGTTTGGTAGTAACCTTTGGGGTTAGTAGGGGTTTAAATAGTTTTAGTGGGTTCATCTTTTCTCCTTTTATTCGGTTTCTATATCTAGTGAAATTTGGTTTAATCTCTCGAAAACTTCTACGCTTGAGACTGCCTCAGTAGCGATATGGGCTAGGCGGTCATTCATCCTATCATCTCTATCAGCTATGATTTTAAATAGGGCTTCAAAGCGTTTAAACTCATCTTTACTTAGTGAGCCGTTTTGGCGTTTGTGATATAGCTCTTTTAATTCTATTTCAGCTATGCTGTAGGCTGTGCCTAGTAGAGCTGTGTTACGCTCTAGATCTACCTTGGTGTTTTCTACTGCCGCACCTAATGCTGTGTGCTTTATCGTGCGGTTTAGGCTTTCGTTGTTTATCATTGCTAGATTGATTTTATGTTCTAGCAGTTTTGCCCAGCCAAATTTCTGCTTCCAGCGGTTAATCCTAGAGTTACTAGCGCTTATGCCGTGCTCTGCTAAACTCTGGGCTAATTTACGCTCTGTTATGGGGGTGAAGTCGTTTTCTAAGGTAGCTGAAGTTATCCAAAGCTCATAAGCCTTCTTTTGCTCTTCGTTCATGATATCAATTGGGGGCAACTCATCGCTTTTGAGAGTTTTAAGCTCTTCATCTGTGTTTAATATCTCATCTCTTTGATTTTTTTGGCTTACGCCTATTAGATTACCATCTTCATCATAGAAGGTAACTACATCATTTATCTGTTTCATAAATATCCTTTTTATAGCTGAATTTGGGCGGTTACACTTTGGTAACACTTATTTTCAAAAAGTGTAACCTTGGGCTAAGTGCCTTTTTATGGCTATTTGGTGGCTTAAGGTTTCTAAGCTCGGTAACACTTATTTTCAAAAAGTGTTACCTTAAGCAAATATAGGTAAAATAAGCATTTAAAGGCTTAAGAAAACTATAGGTAACACTTTTTTCTTATAATTGCTATAGAAAAAATTTTAAGTAGAATAAAAAATATTTCTATAGCTATATAGAAAAAAAGTGTAATTCTGTTACCTAAGTCCTGAAACGCCCTTGTAATAGGGCTTAGAAGCGGTAACACTTTTTTTCTTAAAGTGTTACAAAGTGTTACCAAGTGTTACCGCTCGATTTTATGGGGGTAGGATTATCAAAATTAGATAATCCTAGCAAAAAAACGCCATTAACCTTAAACATTTCATAACAATAGTAAATTAAATATCACAATAGATAAGTTTTGCTTATACTATTCTTAAGACTTTTTTAAGATTTAAAAAGCCTTAAGAATAGTGAGTCATAGACTCACTACAAAACACTACAAGGCTCAGACATATTCTCTATATCTAAATTCATATTATTTATAGTAACGCTAGTGATATCAAAATCTGTATTTATCTCAATACCAGCAAAGCCACGCTCAACAGAGGCTAGACCGATTCTAGGTGTTGCGCTCTTTCTTAATATAACTTCAAACTCTATATTTGACATTGCGAGTTCATCTTTTAGCGTTTGGGTAAATTTGGTCTGGCTCATTGGCCTGTTGCCACGCTCTTTAGCAAATTCACAATATAGTAGATATAGATATTTATTTGGTGTGAATCTCTCTTTATTTGGCTTGATAGCGTCACGGATAAAGACTCTAGTAGGATTAACCTCGTCTTTATACTCATCAAGGGCGTCTTGCATCTTTTGCCCTTTGGTGAATTTGCCTTGAGTTACTAGGCGCTCTAAGCCTTGAAGCGCTAGAGCGAAGATCCCATCAAGCTCATCGCTAAAGCGCTCACTAAGCCCCCTAATCTTCTCATCATCTTTAATCTCTTTATCAAAGCCAATTAGGAGCATACGGCGAAAGACTGCGTTATCTATATTGCTCTTTGGTTTGTCATTACCAGCAAAGGCAAATTTTGGCTTATCTTCAGGCTTTAGGCTGTAGGGCTGCTGGTTTTTAGGGTTGATTTGTATCTGATCTCTTGGGGATACTAGGGCTTTTAGGTTGCTAAACTGCCCTTTATCAACGCCTAGTTTATCAATCTCACTACCGATATTTAGCATCTTATTAGCTAGGCCGTGAAGCTCGTGGCCCTCAAGTTGCTGGAGCTGTAAGTTTGATACATTATCCTCACCAAAAAAGCTTCTTAAAACATCTAAGATTACACTCTTGCCATTGCTACCACTCTTGCCATATAAGAATAGAAAGGATTCATAATCATGGCTAGGTAAAAAGCAGTAACCTATAAACTCCATTAGAGTTAATCTGTCTTCATCATTCATGACTTGGCTTAGGAATTTCTCCCATTTTGGGCATTTGGCCTCTGGGTTATAGTCAAAATCTAACATATTTGTAGCGTATAGCTTTTTGTTGTGATGCTGGCTAAAGACTATCTTGCCACTTTTGCTAATGATTATAGAGCCATTTCTAAGGTTTATAACCCTTTTATTTATAAGGCTAGGCTCCTTTCTTTTAGCATCGATTAGCACCCCTTGGCCACGGATATTGTCTATTAGCTCTGTGGCGGTGCGATCTGTAATCTTCTTTTTATCTACGCCACTAGTGCCCATCCAGTGATGAAGCAAAAACTTATAAATCTCTCTATCATCTACAAATGAGTAGAAGTTGCCATTCCAAAAGTAAATTTGACCCTTATACTCGGCTATATCATAGCCTAGCTTGCGAATAGTTCTTACAAAGCTATCGCACATATCAGCTAGATGGACTTGGTGGTAGTTGGTTCTAAGGATCTTTTGAAAATCGCAAATTTTATCAACTACCTTAGCCCACTGCTCTAAGTCTTTGTCAGCTTGTGGAGTTATAAATAGCCTATTTTCTAGCATTGCGGATTTGACTTCGGCGGTGATATCTTTTAGCTCTTTGCTTTTAAATAGCTTGATGAAATAATCTATTTGATTATCATCTAGTTCGCCTTTGACTGGGATAATGTTTAGATAGTTGCCATCTTTGTCAGTTTGCATTATCTCTTTACATATATCACTAAACGATACTTTCTTAAATGGTTCTTTAAACTCTTTTAGGTCGCACTCATAAAGCTCGCTTATCTCATCTATTAGATCATTTGTGAGCTTAAATGAGCTATATATGAGCTTATCTATTATCTTTTGGCTGCTTGTGAATTTGGCTTGATTGGCTGCTAGATAATCACTTATATCATATTTAGCTGGTGCTGCGGGATAGAGCTTATAAAATAGTGTGATATATACAGATTTTGCTATATCTTCAATCTCTTTATATCTAGCTATGGCGCTTGTATATCCAGCCTTATCATTATCAAACCAGATATAGACGATTTTATCTCTTAATAGCTCTTTGTGTTTTTGCCATGAGTTATTTACCCCACCTAGAGTTAGAGCGCATACCCCTAAGCTACATAGATTTATAGCGTCCTTTTCGCCCTCGCAGATAACTACTATATCACTATCAAACTCATGGTAAAAATCAATAGGGAATGGATAGGCACTAGCCCCACTAGCTCCTATCCATTTGCCTGACACCCGCTCATTTGAGTAGCACCTGGCTTCGTTGTCCCATTTGAATTTGGTTCTATGTTTGATATTTATAACTTCGCCTTGCTCATTGGATATTACTATCGCTACACTATCATTTTGCGGATCAAAACCTATATATCTATCAAAGAGATAATCAAAATAATCAGTCTTAGCAATGAAGATATCAAAAGGCTCAGCTAAGGCTCCAAGATTTTTAGCTTGTTGTAAGAAATTTGGAGCTACTTTGCTTAGTTTGGCTCTCACCATTTGGGCTTTTTGCTCGGCTTCTTGCTCGAGCTTTATTCTCTTTTCTTCTTGCTCTTTTTGTCGCTTTATGAATGCTTCTTTTTTAGCTTCTAGCTCTTCTTCAATTAGGCTCTCTTCAAAATTAAATCCTATGAAATTTAGAGCGACTTTAGCGGCTTTGGCTGGAGAGAGCTTCTCATATAATTCTATGAATTTACCAGCGTCCCCACCAGTGCCACAGGCAAAGCAGTTGAAGAATGCGGAGCCGTTTTTAAAGCTTATGCTACCGCTTGGGGTTTTATCTTCGCCATGGAATGGGCAGTGGTATTTAAAATCTTTAAAGATTATGCCACGAGATGACATAAGCTCTCTTAATTGCTCTTTGGAGTAGCCCCTTAGTAGTTCAAAGATATTATCTTGCATTATAAATCCTTCACATCAAATAAACTAGCGCTATCTATGTAGTTTTGTAGCGCACCTATTAGCTTTGTTGCCGTGTATTGATTTTTAAACTTAAATCTACGAAAAAGCGAATAGATGGTATGTTCGCTTTTGCCTAGATTAAGAGCGACCGCTCTAGCTAAGGCTCTTTCATTACCTGCGACGGCTAGTGCTTTGTAGTAGTAATAAGTGGTCTTTTCATAAAGAGGATTACTAAAATCTAAAAGCACTAAGCCACCCTCAGTAAATCTATCACTTCTGCCGAGTCGTTTGTCTGAGCTTTTAAGCTTTTGGAGGCTTAGCTTTGAGATGCCGTGAAATGCGGCGGCCTCATCTAAAGAAACAAAGGCACTCAAACTAAAACCTCCAAAACGATGCAATCAAGCTAGAAAAATCAATAGAAATTACAGGATGTGTATGCTAAAGCTGGATTTAAAAACTGCTTGATTGCGATGTTAAATAACTTAAGTGATACCAGCAAATCACTTTAAGAAGCCGCCTGCAAGATTTGAAGGATTGGCGACTTTTTAAAGTGATTTAAAGTTTTAATAAAGTAATTTTATCGTTTTTTTAAATTATTGTCAAGAATATTTTATAATAAAACTTTATTTTATTAACAAAAACTTTTTAAAAATATCGTTAATGTAGTTTTATAACGTTGAAATAGTATGAAAAAAAAGCTATAATTATTAAAATATTTGAATTTTTACTTTATTCAGAGGTAGTAAAATGAATAAAAATCTCTTTGATGAAATGAAAAAATTTTTTAATGTTACAAGCCTTGAAGATGTTGCGGAGAGATTAGGGTATAGTAGAAAAACTGCAAGAACTTGGAGAACTACTGGAGTAACTAAAAATGTACTTGCCAAATTTGAAAAAGCCAAAGCTGATAAAAAGAAAGATGATGAGGCCTTTGATGAGCTGTTTTTTGGTGGGGGGATAGGTGGGATATTGGTTAGATACGATAGAGATGATAATACCCAGCATAACTATACTCTAAGCCCTGAGCTAGTAGATTTCATACTTCTTTATATAGATTATGGCAATAAAGCCCTGCTAGATAAATTCACTCAAGATTTAAAACAGATACAAAACTTAATCAAATAATAAAATCCACGCATTTAAAATCACGAATTCACACATTTATAATATAGCTTTAAAATAAAAGGCTAAATTATGAAAAAGACAAAAAATAGACTATTTTTAATCGATGATGCATTCTCTAAACTAGAAAATCAAAAAGATAGATTCTTAGCTTGTGAAAGAGTATATAACGCTACTTATGATGATGCGCATCGCAGACGCTTAGCACCTCAGAGGTCAAATATAGTAGAGCGATCTAGAATCTATGTCCCACTAGCTAAGACAAGTATAGATATACTCCATAGTATATTTAAATCTAGCTTTTTAGGCTCGGGGTGTCCTATAGAGATAACTAGGATAGGCTATAATGATGATCATGATAGAGCATTAAGGGACGCACTAACTGCAGCTGTAAAGGCTAAATGGAGAGAGAATAAGCACTTTATAGGCATTAGTAGGGCGGTGCTATCGGCGTTGTATCTACCTTTAGGGGTGGTGAGTGTCTACTGGAGTGATGGGGATATACAGACTAAGTTTATCCCTATAAATACTATAGCATTTGACCCATATGCAAGTGATATAAATGATGTGGAGTATATATGCTATAAATTTGCTAAAAGTCGCAATGATGTCAAGGCGAAGTTTAAAAGCGGATTTTATAAAAGTGATGATGAGTATGCGGTATTAAAGGCTGGTAGGCGGATACTGATAAAAGAGATATATGAGAAAAACTGGGAGAAGGGTGGCTGGGATCTCACTAGCTATGCTAATGATATAGAGGTTAGGACGGCGTGGTTTAATCAGTTGCCCTTTTGCTATGGATATTGCTTTGAGAATATGCCAAGTGTGGGTAGGGAAGATTTGCTAAATGATGATTATATAGGGGTGTATGGCTCGTGTCTGCCTGAGCGGGTAAAGGAGCTACAACAAGAGTATAATATCAAGCGTAATCAAAAGATAGATTTGATAGAAAATGCTATAGATCCGCAATTTGCTATAAACTCTGAGGGCGGGATAGTAAATGCTAATGACCTATTAAGCCGTAAAAAGGTGATACGGTGTAATCTAAGTGGCGATGGGGATATAAGCAAGGTTGTAGCGCCGCTGCTGCCTACTGGGTCAGTATATGATGTAACTACAGAGATAGAGATGATAAAGAGCGAGTATGAGATAGCTAGTGGAGTAAATAGCATAATGACTGGAGTAACAAGTGCGAGTGATAGAAGGAGTAATACAAGCTTACAGACTATAAACGCTGCTAGTGGGGTAAGAGTAGAAAGTATGTTTCAATCCTTAGCGGCTACTATGCTACATGAGTATGCTAAAAAGTATGTAAAATTGCTATATACAAATTTAGATGATGAGTATCTAATCAAGATAACTGAAAATCCAGATATTATAAATATCATTGGTAGCAAAGAAGAGAGAATGAGTAGTGATATAGACTTTGATATAAATGTGAATTTCGGCACTACTATAAGCTCTGATGTGGTAGTAAGTAAGATAAATACACTGCTAGGGACTCTAGCGCAACTTGGGCTAAATAATCCAAATTTGATAATGCCACTGATAAAAGAGATGAGCGTGGCGCTATTGGGTGAGAATGCTCCAGTATATCTAATAGATGAAGCGTTTAAAGAGCTACAAGCACAGCAAGAGCTAGCAATGGCTACACAGGCTATGAAAGGAGAAGCTATGGCTAATGATATGGGGGCGCAAAGTGATGCGGATAAAGAGGCGTTAATCGCTGGAATAATCTAATAAAAGGAGAGAAAATGGCAGGAAATATTTTAGGTGGGTTGATTGATTTTGGTAAGAATATCTTTAAGGATTTTAAGGCTACGGATTTTTTAAATGCTGGGGGTCAAATCTTAGGTGGTATAGGGCAGTATAAGGCGCACAAGTCTCAAGGGAAGATGGCTAGAGACGTCTTTAACTATAATAAAGCCTTAATGGAAGAGGAGCGGGCAAGACGCAAAAAAGCTGATGATGCTCTAGCAGCTGGGTTTCGGGCTAGTGATTATGCTAAGGAGAATTAAAAATGGGATACTATGATAGAATGCTAAGGACGCTTCAGGCGCCTAGCACAAATGGTGGGGTAGGCACTGGGCTAGGGCTAGCGGCAATAGGACAAGCACTAAGTAATATAAGCAAGATTAGTGATGATAGGGCTAAGGCTATAGCAGAAGAAGATAGGGCTAACTGGGAGAGGGCGTATAAGGATAATGAGATGGCTATGGCGATAGAGCAAAATATGAATAATCAAGCTCAGCGTAAAATTGAAAATGATATGGCGGTAAAAAAGCTAAATTTGGACGAAAAAGCCACTCAAGCGCAGATAAATAGCACCAATACTAACGCAGCTATAGCAAGAGATGCGCATAATCTAGCAAGGCTAGATAACTATACAAAGACTAGGCTACTCGAGCATTTTATAAAAACTGGGGATAGAAATAGTGGATTAATGGCTCAATATATGTTTGGGGTGCCGATTAATATGGATTTTATGCCAAGTAAAGGTGGGGTAAATATAGATAAGATAGGGGATATAAAGATTGATTGATGGTTAAAATTTAGAAAAATTAGTGGTAAATTATCTGCTTTAAAGGAGTATTTATGGCAGAGATTTACACGGTTAGAAGTATCTTAGGCGATGAGAGCTTACAAAATTTAATTAATCAAGGTAGAAGTCAAGATGAGATAATAAGCATAGCTAAGGCTTATAAAGATGAGGCTATAAAGAGTGGGGATAAAGATGCTCTAAATAGAATGAATTTGGTGAGTCAGAAGCAAGGAAAGGCGGACTTTTTCACTAGGCTGGGTGATAAGATGGACGCTAATGGATATGAGACCATGGGGAGTATCGCTCGTGGTATAGATATACTAGGTAGTAAGGTAGCTGCGCCTATAGCTAGTCTCGTGGGGGATAGTGATAAAGAGGCTCAAATTTTAGCTGATATGAAGCTAACACAATCAATTAATGAAGCTAAGAATTTAGATAAGATAGCAACTACTGCTCGCACTCAAAGAGAGTATCAAATAGATAGCAATAACTTGCTAGCTAATGCTATAGGATCATATACTAAAGACTCAAAAACTTACGCTAGAAATCTAGTAGAGCAGGCTGAAAATAGTGGCTACACGGCTATGGATAGATTTAATATCGGTATGGCTACAACCGCAAACGCTACTAAATATCTGATAAAATCAATAATTTACGGCGAAGATAGCAAAGAAGCTAACGATATAAAGGACGCTCAAAAGATACTGCAGGCTAGTCGTGATGCATATGAAGCTAATAATCCTGATAAATGGAATGTAGCTAACTTCACTGGAGAGATGATAACTGACCCGCTAAATGCTGTGGGACTAGCTAAAGGATTTAAGGTAGCTAACACTGCTTTTAAAAAGGGGGCAAATGTAGCCTTTGATTTAGCTCAACTTGGAGCCATCGGTGGTATGGCTGGGGCTATAAGCGAATATGGAAGCCATAAAGACAAAGATGAACAAAATGTAGCTGGTGCGGCTATGATGGGGGCTGGGGCTGGGGTGGCTCTTGGGGCTGGATTTATGGCGTTGGGTGTGGCACTTAATAAGATAGCTAGTAGATTTGGTCAAAAATCTACGCTAGAGCAAAACGCACAGACCGCTAAAGATGAAACAGCTAAAGAGCTAGAAAAAGGCACTCCACAAGATATAAATGAGAGATTACAAAAGATAAGCGATGATATAGAAGAGGCTTTTAGCGCTGATGAAAACGCAGAAAATATAGCTAGGCTTTTAGGGCAGGAGTATGATGATAATATAAATAAGGCTATAAAAGAGAGCGAAGAGGTATCAAATGAGATAGATGATAGTGTGGCTAAATTTGCTAATGATAATCCAAAGGCTAGTGCTAGTGATATAGAGATCTATATAAATAAAACTTACGCACCAAGCCAGAGTGAAAAAGAGCTAACTAGAATTATAAACGATGATAAGCCTGTAACTCCACGAATGGCTGGGTATAGGGTGCTAGGAGTGCTACAAAAGAGTATGGAGTATAAAACACGCTTTGATCGTGATACTATTGTTAAGAAATTTAAAAATCACGGCTTTAATGATGAATTAGCTAATGTATTTGCTGATGCCTACATAGCTGATGATATAAGCGTGGCTAGGAGATATCTAGATAGCAAGGTGGCTAGTAATAGGCAAAAGAGCGTAGAAGATGGGCGTAATGAGTGGCTTGAGAGCGCTACAAAGAGCGATAAGGCTAAAACTCCAAAAAATCAAGATGAAATTTTAGAAGAGATAAGTAGTGATAAAACGCAATTTAAATTAATCGATGATAGCGATATGACGCCTGAATTAAAAAGTAGATTAGAAAATGATGGATATACCCTAGAGCGTGAGCCTGAAAGCGGAGTGTGGGAAGTAAGCAAGGCTATATCAGATCAAGAGATAAAGGGGTCTGATGAAGCCTTAGAAAATGCGGTAGTTAAGGCTGATAAGCTTGATATTTTGGATAAATCCAAGCCATTTAGAAAGGCTGAAAAAAGCGAACTTACAGATGAATTGATGGAAGAAGTGATTAAAAATGATAGTAAGCTATGGATAGACAATGCTAGTGATGAAGTAAGCAAACTTGTAGGCTTGCCAAATGCGAAAATTACGCTAAATGGAAGTGCTATAAAACATACACTAGAACGCCACGGCGAAAATAGTGTAAATGTCAAAAATGGCGAACCGCCAATTACGCTAGATGATATAAAAAACCACGCTGATATAGTAAATAACGCTGATAAAAGAACTTTTGGCGTTAGTGATGATGGGCAAAAAGTCTTAATCAGTGCAAAACAAATAAATGGACATTTTGTCGTAGTTGAGACAATAGGAACAAAAAAGAGGCAACTCTCTTTTAAAACTATGTATAAAGTAAATGGTAAGCTTGAAAATAATCCACTTTTTAAAGATAGCACGGCATCAGCTAAGCAGATAGAAACTGCCGAAAGCTCCCTAAGCCCTAAACCTAGTGCCAACTTAGATAGCCTTAGCCGTGCCAATACCAAGAATTCTACCCCAAATGAGATAAAAAGTCAAGGTGGAAGGATATTATATCAATCTCCAAACGCCAATTCTATCTCGCAAACGCTTTTACAGACTTCGCAATATTCAGCCAACAAGATTGACGCTGAAACTATACCAAATCAAAGCATAAAAGAAGCTGAAACAACAGCTAAAGAAGCAACACAACCGCAGCCAAATACAAATAGCAGATTAGAAAAAATTAAGAAATTTATACAAGGTAAGACAAATAAAGCCTTAGATAGTGATATAAAAACTTATAATGAGCTATATAGATATGTTTTAGATGATTTTGCTAAGGCTCATCCTGATGAATTAAATTTGCCTAAATATGCTAGTGAAATGGCAAACTATATCACAAAAGAGTTTTTAGTAAAACACGATAAAGAGATAAAAGAGATAATCACTCAAAAGACAAGTGGAGAAAATAGACAAATAGTATTAAATGCCTTTGAAAATTTAAAGCAGAATTTCGATGAGTTAAGAAGTGTGGGCATAGGCGATTTAGTCAAGCCAACAGCAAAAGGTATAAAGGATAAAATAGCAGAAATTGAGATAAAATCAATGAGCGACAAAGAGCTAGTAACGCAATTTCAAAAGCTAAAAGATAGCAAGGCTAGGGTCAATGAAAATCTCTATAAATATTTAGAAAATGAGATAAAAAAAAGAGAGAAAAAGCTATATCCATTTATAAATAGTGATAAAAAAGATTACTCTTATGACTTAGAAAAGCAGCTTAAAAATCGTGGATTAATGGGGTTAAAAGATAGTGATTTAGAAAATATAGCTAAAGAGAGAAATAGCGTATTATACTTGCCAAGCTATATAAGAGATAATATCGAACAAGAGCTAAATATAAAGCCTATTAAAGAATTTGGCACTAACTATGCTGAATTCTATCACGATGGAGCAAATGCTATTAAAAAGCTCTTAACCGAAAGAGAAGGGCAAGTGGCTGGAGCGTTTCATAAAGATGGGAAAGATATAACCATATCGTGGGGTGAAGCTAAAATGGCAAATGGTGATATAAAGGGTTATGGGCTTAGCAAGATAGAAGCTAAGCACATTGATGATTTTGCTATATTTGAAGGTAGCACCCCACAAGAGAAAATGGCAAATGGTATAAATGAGATAATAGAAAAAGGCAAAATAGTATCTGATAGCGGTATTGATACTATTATTTACAAAAAGGGAGATAATAATTTTAGAGTTGGGCTTAGTAAAGGATTTAAGGGAGTAGGTGATGATAGTTGGGTTATTACAGCGTATAAAGTGGATAAAGTGTCTGGCTCAGATTTTCTACCAAGTAGCCAAATTGCTAAGAGTGATGGGACTAATCTACACTCTAACACTTTATCTAGTAAAACTATACCAAATCAAAGCATAAAAGAAGCTGAAACAGCTAAAGAGTTAAATCTAAGCAGAGCTGAACGAAGGGCGATGGGGATAGAAGAGCCAAAGGGTAAAACTCTAGTGATAGATGAAAAGGCGGTTAAAAGCGATGTAAGGGAGTTTGGAAGATTAGCTGATCAAGTAGGGCTAGGATTTAAGAGTGCTAAAGAGGCTAAGGCTGTGATGGATAAGTGCGATAAGAGTAAATTTGATTGTGGGAGTTAGTGTTTATTTTTTAGAATATATTTTTATATTATTATTTTTGACTTCGCAGGTCAGCAGAGCCGACCTTTGCGGGCAAGGAGTTACACTCCCTTGACCCACCTAAAGCCCCGCAAAACCAGCGAATGCGACCCCAAAGGGGTGGTTTCCTTGAGCGGGGTACCCCATTTATGGGGCTTTAGTGTTTGCTACTTTAGCACGGATAATGGGTCACATTCCAAATTTTCGCCACAAAACAACCATTTAAGGTTGTTTTGCTATTGCGAAAATTTTGCCGTTAAAAGTAGGTAAAAATAAAAAGGAGACAATATGACAAAAGACAATTACGAGCTTTTAGGATTTATCATTAGTAAAGCAACTAATGGTTTGATGGTATATAGTAGCGTTGATGGCGAGAAAGGTCAGATCGATATGGGTGAGATAGGAGACGCTGTAGTGAAATTTAAAAACAAAAGAGAGTATAAGGTATTTTCTAAAGAGCAGTGGCTAGCAATGCCAAAAAGCGCTAAAGAGGCTAATAAATCAGCAAAGAAAAATGAGCCAGTATTAAACGAATTTGAAGAGCAAAATAGTGATTTAAAAGGAGAAAACGATGAGTCAGCAAACAGCTTGGTATGATGAGCCTTTGGATAATGAGCTAAATTTAGAGGGTGAGAGCAGTGAATCATCAAATACACAGCAGAGTGAGCCGCAAAAAGAGGTGGCAAAAGAGCCTGATAAAGATATAACAAATGAGACGCCAAAGCTCGAGCTAAGTAGTGAAGATAGAAGATTGCTAGATGAGGCGGCGGCTAGAGAGAGATTTTCAAATGAGATTGCTATGGCTGAAAAGAGCGTGCCTGGGTTTGATCGTGGCAAAGTCCTTCATAAGCTAGAAGAGATAAACAAAAAAGACCCAGCTATGGCTGCTAATCTATTTAGCTCTCAAGGGCTAGAGCTTATATGGTATAAATATTTTGCTCATCAAGCAAATAGCGATAATGTGATGGATAGCCATAGAGCTAGAATGGAGAATTTCAACCCTAATGAAGCTATAGAAAAGATAAATAAAGGTGAGGCAAGTTCAGCTGATATGGTGGATTTTTACTCTCATCTTGGTGAGATTTGTAAATAGAAATTTAAAATTTTAAAGAAATTTATTATTCTTTTTTTAAGGGGGAAGGGGAGCGCTTTTTGGCAGATGAGTAGCGTGACAGCAAAAACGATGTAAATCATCGTTTGCGACGCTACGAAAGATAGGAACACCTTGGCTTCCCCCTTAACAACCCCTAACCCCCTGTAAAAGCCTTTTTATTTTTATGTTCTTTTAGCGGGGCAACAAGTCGCCCCTAAAGAACCAAATACTAAAGCCCCACTTCGTGGGGTACCCCATTTAATATTCCAAATTTTCGCCGCAAAATAACCATTTAAGGTTATTTTGCTATTGCGAAAATTTTGTTTGCTACTTTAGCACGGACTTTGTTCGTGCGTTAAAAGTAGGTAAAAATAAAAAGCGCTCCCCTTTCCCCTTTAAAAAAGAAATTTACACTTCTGTCATATTTTAAAAATTTTAAATCCTTAAAAGAAAAATAAATTCAAATTTTTTAAAAAATATAAAATTTTTATTATAAAAATTAAAGAGTTAAAAACCCAATTTTTATGATCATTAAAAGCTAGCTTATATTTGAAATTAGAACAAAATCAATACCCATTTTTACGAAATTAATTTTTTAAAATCTTTGAATTACAAAAAGAGGTTTATTAGGTGAGCTGCGATTATTGCGGCTTTTTTTGGAAATTTTACAAAAAGGAGATTATGTGATTAAAGCAGGTTTGATAGATAGTAGTGAGGCGTTTGGTAAAATCGCTGATTATGAATCTAGAATTTTAAAAGTTGGTAGAAATGAGACGCCATTTCTAAGCTCAATTAGCTCTATGGCGCCAAGCAATAGAGATGGAAGCGTAGCGGCTGGGCATATGTGGTTTTATGATCAGTTGCCTGATGGATTAGACTACCGTGATGCTAGTACAGCTAGTGCTGAGGGTGGTGCTATGAGTAGTGTAAGTCATTACACTGGTAAAAGGCTAGAAAATCACTACCAAATTCTAAAACAAGCCTTTGGGTAACTGGGTCTGAAGCTGAGGCGATGAGGGTTAATGGTCAAAAGGTAATAGCTGCTCAAAGAGAGCAAGCCTTGATCCAATTCAAAAAGACTTTAGAGAAAATTTTACTAAGTGAGCAAGTGGCGGTAGCTAGAGTAAATACACCTGGGGCTAAGGTTGCTGGGAAGTGTGGCGGGCTAAAGAGCTTTGCAACAGCGGCTAATAAAATTGATGCTGGTAATGCTGATCTGACTTGGGACAGTATTAGAGAGCTTTTAAAAATAGGGTATCTAAATGGTTCGCCATATAGAATTCTAATGATGAATGATAAGCAAAAAGATAAGCTAGATGATATTATCTTTTCTAAAGCTCATGTGAGTGGCTTAAATACAAGTAGAATTGATAATAATGTAACTCATATCGGTAACACAGCTTATGGCACAAATATCCAAGTAATGCTAAGCCCATATCTAAAAGATGATGAGATCATAGCACTTAAGCCTGATGATATAGTGAAAGTTAATTGGCGTCCAATGGCAGAGAAAAAAAGAGAGACAACTGATGATGCTGAGCTATATGAGATTATAAATGAATTTACTCTAAGGGTTTGTACTCCATATGCTTTTGCGTGGTTACATAATCTAAAGGTTTGAGATGACCAAGGCGGAGTTTATCAAAAGGGCGGAATTTGCCTTAAAGGGTGATCATCCGCCGCCTGCAAGTAGTGATTTAATAGATAGTCTGATATATAGGGCGGCTGCTACAATCAGTGATGAGATAGAGCCACTGGAGTTGGTGGAGTGTGATAAGAGATTTTTTGAGGTGTATCGCCATATTGATGAGTATTATTTTATACGCAAATTCCAGATTTATGATGATAGCTTTGGCTATGATGATGAGAATTTAAACTCAGCTTTATTATATCTATTTTGTTTTAGCGTTAGTGCGGTAGCGCAAAATCAAAGCTATTTTATATCTTTAGCTAGAAAAGCGATGATGGCGTATCAAGCTACTATTTATGATGGGTATGAGGTTAATGATCTACAAAAAGCTTTAAATAGATGGGGATATGCTAAGCCATATGTGGTAACAAAGGCTTTAAATGCTTATTATGCGTGGGATGAAGCGTTTTTGAGTGAGCTGGATTTTTATCTAAGTGATCATAGCAAGATTAGAGGGCTTAGTGTAGAGAAGTTTATACAGCACTTTATAGATTATCAAAATGGCGTAACTTCTAGCCAAAGAGCAGATATCAAAGATTTAGATAGAGTGATGAGTGAAAGGGTGAGATAGTGTCAGCAAAAGCATTTACGCAAATTTGTCAAGAGATTTTAGATAGATATGATAGTGTTTTACAAACTAATAGTTTAAGTACGCAAACAAAGACAGAGATATTAGCAGCTAAAGCAGCGGTTGAGAGCTTAAAAGATTCTGTAGATAGAGCTTATAGTGATGTGAGTGCTAATACTAATTATGTCAAGGCTACAAAAGCGCAAATAGATGGATTTAAGAGTGAGTTAGAAAATAGAGCTAGTGAAGTAGTGGGGATAAATAGTAGTGTAAATTCAGCTAAAAACAGTATTGAAGCGATAAAAAATCAGATAGATTTAATGAAATCTAATTTTGATAGCTCATATAGTGATTTTAATGCTAAAAATAGTGAATTTACTCAAAATTCTAAGAGTATAAAAGAGTATATAGATAGTAAAAATAGTGAAATTCAAAATAGTGTAGCTATAAATCAAGAGCTATTTAAAAGCCTAGATGAAAATCTAGCTAAAAATGAGCTAATCAATAAAGAAGTAGATATAAAGCTAAATAATTTAACTAATAAGGCTAATGAAGCTATAGATGATATAAGC